CCCTAACGTGCCGGACCATGATTTAATAACCATAGTCTTTCGCAAAGACCACGTCTAGTAAATCTGATCTAACGAAATCACCAAACTGTGCTTCACGAACCAACCAAACAAACTCCTCGAACTGAGACGCGCTAAACTTATATCTACGCCGGACATATTCGTCGGGGATATAAACTTTGCTATTTGCCCCAGCATCAATTCTCATCTGGTCAAAAGACATTCCGAAGGTTTTATTTATAACTTTGTTTTGGAGAGCTCCCAGTACACTAGTGTTACCTGCGTGTACATAAGACTTAACGACATCGCTTGTAAAAATTTTCGCACGATCGGATACGAGGACTTTGGACGACCCGGGTAAATCACCACGGAAGCAGCCTAATCCTCTCAACATCGTACCAAAATTCAACCAAGGTATGTAACTCCCATCGACAAACGACGGTGAATGTTTTAGGAATTGTAAATCTTCTAACTCATTACACACATCGACCTTTAGAATGTAACCAACACTATTCGCCGCTACTTCAATACATTGTATGGCTTGCGCCTTGGTGCAATTGCGTGGAAGAGTTTTTGCAATCGCCAAACCTATCAATGTATTTGCCATGTTGTTGACACTAGTTGTCAACACGGACCCGGAATACAAAACGTGACCCTTAGGTTTCAGTAATATACGACCCGGTCCACCAATTTCTCTTATCTCCATAGGAGCCTTGAGTTGGGCGAACGCAGCGTCGATATCATCGTAGAAACGCGAGTCAACACTCATTGCAGTTTTTAGAAGTTTAAAAACTGGATCATAGTTACTACCATCACATGCGGAGATATCCAAATTCGCTACTAATTGGCCATCACTACACTTGATTGAAATGCATGAGTCGTCAGAGAAATACTTCATGACAAACCCATCGCATTCCCATAATTCCTTGAAAGCTCTGGATAGCGTTTTAGGCTCAGGTGTCTTAATGAATTCTAATGAGCAATCTCTTCCGTTCTTAGAGAACAAGAACTTCTTTTGAAACTGCTCTTTAACACAATCCATATAATACCCAAGAGCGAAGCTACCAGGGCAACCGATGTCACCGACAGCTCTCAAGTACTTGTTTGCAGGCAATAACTCCCCACTTTTACACTTATAATCGACTTTGACCATTCGAGGACCACTA